CAACGAACTGTTCGTCGTAGGTTACAACATCACTCCATGAGTTGAAGCTGTATCCGTGAAGAAGCCCTGTATGGTTAAACATATACATCAATTGATCAGTTACTTTCTTATAAGCATCCCAACCAACTTCTGAGGCAATTTCTACATCACCATATTCATATGTCTGTACACCAAAGGTTCCTGAATCTCTATCTACACTCCTTGCTATAGGAGGTGCAATTTCAGGTGTGCAAGTAAAGCCTTCTCTGTCTTTACTGCGATATGAACAGCTTGCGGTAGGAGCAATAGCAAATGCTCTCTCCATTTCATATTCTCTAGCAACATCAGCCGCACTCTGAATGCCTTTATAAAATTCTGCAGCTAATAATCCAGCTGTACCTAATCCAGGTATGCCATCATTTACTGCTTGTAGTGCATCACCAAACTGTTCGTAGGTAATGTTGTTTTGCCTTAATAGGTTTGCTAACCCAAGGCATCCAAGTCCAACTTGCCTGTCGGTCTCTGAGGGGAGATATTCTCCAGAACCTCCAATGCCTGTTTTGCTATGGAGGTCGCACAAACTTCGCATACCCTCAACAAAACCTTTTGACACGTCGGAGATTTTACAGGCACCGAGATTAACGTGTTGGAGGAGGCAAGTTCCTCGTGATGGCAGGTATACTTCAAGGCATACGTTGCCTCTGATTCTTTTTCCATTGTTGTCGTACTTAGTTTTGTTTAGCCATATGTCACCTGACCTGATGCCATATATAACAGCTTCCCGTGTTATTGAATTAGCGTTTTTCCATTTCTCATCATTAATGTTGACGCATCTTTTGACCCACGGGAGTTCAGATCTAGGAGTAGTAATGAAGTCAATGACATCAGGATGATCGAGATCCAAATGTAAAACACACGCTCCATTTTTATAATGACCGCCTCTACGGATTATTTCATTTAAGGTTGAGTAGATTTTTCCAAAGCTAACTGGTCCAGAAGCCGTAAGACCTTTGCCGTTTTCACTTCCTTTGGGTCTGAGCTTTGATAAATGGACAGCAACTCCTGCTCCATATCTGAGTGCATGAGAGACGAATCTCCAACTTGCTTCGATTCCATTTGGTCCTTCCATAGAGTCTTCAACAGTGAAGACAGTGCATGATACGGGTAGACGTGATTCTGGATCATCTATCCAGTTCTGAACTCTTCCAGTTCGAGATATTAAACTTGTCATTAGACGAGATCAGTTAATGTAGGTGGTTGATAGTTTTTGCTCTTTAATACTTTTCCGTCTTCTCTATATGTAGGA